GCTTCGCCAACACCCTTTATTCCGTATGGAGTATCAAAAATAGTTGGTCGTGTAAAAATACCGCCTTTAGCGTACCATTCAACATCAAAGCCTGTTGGATAACTTATTTCTTTACCAAAAAAACTTTTAGTATCCCATTCAAGTTTCAAATGAGGTAAAGGTGGAAGTTCAATTTTTGGGATTTTCAACCTCAGGTTAGCGAAAAAGCTTTTTATTTTATCAATGATTCCACTGATTTTTTCCTTAGCTGCCTCAATCGGTTCAATTATCTTTTCTTTTGCTTCTTGCATTATCTCTCCCACTGCATCACGCAGATTATTAAATTTCTCAACCACCCCATCTTTTAATTCATTGTATTTCCCTATGATACTATCCTTAAGCTCCTTTGCTTTATTTACAAATCCTTCCTTAAGCTCGGTTACTTTAGCCATGACATTTTCCTTAAAAGAGACTATTGTGGCTATTGCACCGTCTTTCAAATCCGCAAATTTTTGAACAGCCCCTTTCTTCATATCATCAAACCATTTAACAAAGTTTTTAACCAAACTTGTTACGCCATTAGAAAGCCACGACGTAAATTGACCCCATTTATCGCTTAACCAATCCGTAATCTTTCCCCAGTTTTTAATGACAACGATAAGGGCAGCGATAGCAGCTGCTATACCAACAACAATAGCGACGATTGGTAAAAGTTCTACCTCTAATGCACCAATTGCTACCACAAGAGCAAGAATAACCGGCGTCAGCGCAGCGGCAACGGCTAAAAGACTTCCAAAAACAGCGACGAATGTTTTAACAGGGCCAGGCAATTTATCAAACCACTCGGCCATCTTCGACATTACGTCGATAAACGGGGTAAATGCATCCACCAAGCTTTGGCCGATGGGCAATAAATTTTCATGCAACTCTCGTAATGCACTCTGCCATTTTTCCCCTGGGCTTTTCTTCGCCATTTCATCAGCCTTGCCAGCCGTATCCTTAAATGCATCACCAACTTGAAATAAGGCTTTTGCCCCGTTTATTCCTAAGTCTTCAAACTGGGAAGAAAGAAGCGATAAAGCTTCTTGTTGCTTGGTTGGTGTCATTTTATTTAAGTCTTTGGATACGGACTCCGCTACATCCGCAACGGTCGCTTTTCCATCTTGCCATTTTTTGAACATTTCTTGAGTGTCTTTCGAAAAACTACCAATGATTTTTTGAAAAGAGCCGTCACCCAAACGTATTTGAAACTCTTTCACCGCATCGGCAGCTTTATCCGTGTTCATGGCCCCATTTTCCATACCGTTTTTGATGATTTGAAACATCTGCTCGGCACTATATCCAGCAGCCTTAAAATGGGGGGAATACTCGTTAAGCGTGTCCAAAAAGTCATCGGACATATTTAAACCGTTTTGGTAGCCAGCCGCAATTAGATCCAGTGCATGTTCTCCGGATATTCCAAAAGAGTCCATTAATTTTTGGGCCGCACGGACATTTTCCTGTACATCAGTACCTGTTCTTTTGGAGATTGTTGTTATTTGATTGGTTAGCTTTTCTAGGTCCGCATTATTTAAATCACCAAATGACCGCTTAACTAACATTACTGCTTGACTTGCTTCTTCTGTGGACTCAACAACACCATGTTTAAAAACATTTTCGACGACACCGTTTAATTTTTCCGCTTCATCAGCTGTTAACCCTAAATTTGCTTGTAAGTACGTCTGTGAGTCACCAAAAGATAACCCCATTTCCATTGCTTGTTTTCCAATTTCCAGTAATTTATCACTAATTCCTTGTAGCTGTTCAGCTGCTTCCATAAATACTGCAGCACTTAGCTTTTTGTTTATACCTTCCAAGCTTTGTTCAGCAGTTTGTCCACTGCCTTTAAGCCCTTCGAGTTTTTCACCAAACTGTGCAACTTCTGTTTTTGCTTGGTTAATTTTAGTTTCAAGCTGCATAACTTCACGGCTATTTTCCCCATATATTTTTTTAGCTTGTTCCAATTGCTGTTCTAGGTTTTTTACAATCCTATCCGTCAATTCCATTTGTGCAGCTAATTGTTTCTGTGCCAATTCTGTCTTTTCAGATTCAGAAGCATTCTCACCTAATTGTGCATTTTGCAATTTAAAAGAACTTGTAAGGTTCTTTTGTTCTGCTTCCAGCGTTTTACTTTCATTTTGTAACTGATTCAATACCTCTTTCGCGTCCCTGGCTTGGATTGCTTCCTCTGATAATCCTTCATTCACACGATCAAGAGATTTTTGCAAAGCCATTTCAGCACGCTCTGAATCTAATAATTTGCTATACATCTGTGTCAGTTGTCCAGTGGTCGTTTTCGTATCATTCGCCATTGCTTCATATTGTTCACGAAGCATTTGGGTGCGTTTTCTCGCAGCTTCCAGTTGTATCTCAAGTTTTTTCTTTTCGGCCGTCAACTTATCTGTAACCGTTGCATCTTTATCCATAGCCGCGATGTGATTTTTATACTCTTTGGCCGCGGTGTTCATAATCGCGTTAATCTCGCGCAAAGTCTCGGCATATTGTACTTGACCGTCCATTTTAAAATTGAGAACAACGTTTTTCGCTTTATCCGCCACATTCTCACCTCACTTCCGGTTATAAAATGGCGTTTGGTCTAAGTAGTAAACAATCTTTTCTTGTTTAAGTGCATCTGGATTGGTGTATCGGAGATGCATAATGTATTGCTTCAACAAATGATTGGGAGTTATGTTAAAAAAATCTTCCATACTCAGACCAAGTAATGTATTACCGACATAAAAATAAAAGTCCCAATCCAGTTCTTGAGATTGAGACTCACCATTACCGATTAACTTTTTTTTTCGGTTTTTATTTTATCCATGTCTTCTTTCTGGAACATTTGATTATTGAATATATTGAAGACAGTTTTAAAAATATCAGGTAAATCACTTAGCGGAATAGCATTCTCAATTTCCGATGGGGTGCAATCTGTACCACCGCTGCGGACCATGGCATAAATGAGCGCGTTCATCAATCGCACTTCTTTTTTACCAAGAGTTAACCGACCTTTCTGCAGCATTCGGTTAATGTCCTTTTCAAATATATGATAAGGTTTACCGTATGCTTCTTCGATATACGGAAATGATTTCATTGTAAAAATAACAGGGATACTTACACCCTGTATCTGGATGGTATCCCTATTTATATTGACGTTGACTAAATCGCTTAGCTTAGCCAATCAAATCAGCTCCTTTATACCGCCGGGAACAATGTTTCAATTTGAGATTCATCACATACGACTTGGGCCATGAAATCTTCAACAGTAACGCCGGCAGCATCCGCGGCACCGGAATCGAATTCAGCCATTGTCACATCGTTAAAAAGTAACGGATCTGCCGTGATTGTGTAGGCGATATCGTCAACGGTCATTTCATCATTTTGTGTTTTCCAACTTTCTTCAACTGGTGCCACCGTACAACGTGGGTACCAACGAGCTAGTTTAGTCCCATCAGACAACGGAAATACTACACCCACTGCAAATTTTGGATACTCTCTAGCTTTCGCATCTTCAAATGAGATTCCTTTTGTACGTGTTTTACCAAAGATTTTGTCGCGCACTTCCCGGTCCAAACCCGCCAGATTGAAGGCAAGGCTAAAGGCAGTATTTTTTGTGATATTGATAATCTTTTTGTTACTAGCCCATTTAACAAAGTTTGTCGTAGTCGCAGAGATTGTTAAGTCACTAATGTTTGTTTGAGTATATATTGTCTCAGAATACGTCGGAATTACATCTGACGTTTCATCACCTTCCATCATGCAGATATATAAATCTTCAATTCCGACAGAATATTGAATATCCCTTTTTTCTGTAGGCATTTACGCTAACCTCCCATTTTCTTAATTATTTTATTGGCCATTATCTCAGCGATTTTATCAGACTCATCATCAAACGTTTTTTGAACAAAATGACGACCTTTTACTTTTTTACGAGTGGGTCCGACTCTATGGCCATGTTCGACTAAGTGCCAGTACCAAGCGTTACCTTCGAATACGACTTGTACTATGTCATCTTTAACGACGACCTTTAAACTATCCCTTAAATGTTTATGACTTTTATTTGATACAGGGATACGAGGCTTTAACTTTTCCACGAAATAATTGGCGGCCTGCTCCAATACATCTAATGTGACTCTATTGTTCACTTTTAGCAGCGTGTTAATTTCTTTGAGTGCATCCAAAAAACCGTTATTGTTATCCGCCATTGTTACATCTCACCATCGTAATAAATTGGGTTACGGTGGAGTCATTCTCGTCATAAGGAATAGCTTCAAATTGGCTGTATTCAACACCATATTTATTGAACACATCCTTTAATGGCTTAATGTCCTCTTCCGTTCCATTCGTGACGACTGCGATTTGATAGAGTGGCATGTCCGCGATAACTTTATTGGAAGCACGTCTATGTTGCTCATTCACAAATTCATATTCTATATATGGGTAAGTTGCTGTTGTAGGAGCTGCATCACGATAAACCGGAATCCCTGATTCTTTCATGATTGATCTTAATTGTTGAAAGTTAATCGGCATAGGATAAACTCAACTCCATGACGCGATCCTCTTCCCGGACATAAATTCGTTCAATGTCATAGATTCGCTCACCAATTTGTACACGGTATTCTTTTTCGTTATCCTCTACATCCCGATCAAGACGGACCTCGATTTTTTTCATGATCTCCTGAGCATCTTTAAACGTAAATTTATCTGCAGCAGTAACGCCGATATTGTTGTATCGAATATCCCGAACCTTTACATATCCCATAACAGGCCGGTCTGTTTCCGGATCTATAGTTTCCTGCAACTTCATCAGACTGGCAGTCCATTTAAGATTATTCGTCTGTCGTTTCGGCATCGTCAAACACCTCCTGGATGATGAAAGGTGTCATTGCTTCCAATGCCTTTGATAATTCATCTTCGGACACTCGATACTCATAAAAAATGCCAGCAACCATGATAATCAACCATTCGTCTTGCCCGCCAGTTGCCTTTTTCACATACTTTTGAGCTCGTTCAATATAAAAGGGAAGAAGGGAATCATCCATCCCTTCCTCCCAGTGAATATGACTTTTTAGTTTAGTTGCTAATTCGTCCATAATCTATTAACCTTCCGCAGGTGCAGTAGCACCAACTTCATAACGGTAAACGGCCGGCTCGAACGGGCTATAAATTAACTGGCCATCAAGTAGGTTGTAAATTTGGAAACCGACTTTATTGGTGCCGGCATATTTTTCGATAAGTTTTTGCAATTCCATAGCACCGATGACATCTTGGATGTGGAATGCCTTGAAATCACCAAAATAGAATACCGGCACCGACGGATCCGAACCATCGGCCGCATCGGTAAAGTCAAGTGGATGACCTAATAATTTATACCCAACACCATCCACCGCTTCATGAAGCAACGGACGGCCGGTGGTATCGGTCATGTCTTCCAAGATAGTTAAAGCTGCACGGTTGACAATCCACATCGATTTTTTGAGAACTTCAGTAACCGGTTGGCCTTTTAACTTGACCAATTGGCTGTACAGTTTTTGAGAGTAACCTGGAGCAGTAATATCAACAGGGGTAGATTCATAGTAAGCAACAGCTTTCTTCTCAAGTGCACCCGGATTTTCATTACCGACGTCATTACCCTTAAACATGTATGATGTTTCTTTCCGGACGTATGCCTTTTTAAGTTCCTCAATTACGATATCTTCAATTGGTGCTCCTGACATTTTTAATAGTTTCTTAGTTACTGTTGCAAGAGCATCAAATTCTGCTGGATCCAGATAAATTTCATCAAATTCAATTTCTGTTTCTGCAATTTCATCTCCAGATCCACGTTCTTTCTTACGTACATTAGCATCAGCCTTCTTAACCAATACAGGCCATTTTACATTACCTTTTGTAGGATGTACAGAACCATATTTACGCAACAGGTTTTCTTCCTGAGCGTAAGTGATAATTTCACTGGCGATAACTTCCGGAATCGTAACAGAACCGTTTCCGGCTTCGATACCAAGAGATCGCGCTTCTGCTTCAGAGATTTGGCCAACTACAAATTTCGCAAATGCTCGGCGGATTTCTTTCTCTTTTGCTTTAGTAGATTTTGCGCCTCGAGTGGATAATCCGCTTGCAATCGCAGTCATAATCGCGCTACGTTGTTCTCCGGAAATACCATTAGAGCGTTGACCTTCATCCCCTTCACCTTCTCCGGCTCCATCACCATCTCCGGAACCGTCTCCGTCACCCTGATTGGTACCTTCAGGTTCACCGTCACGATTTTCACCATCACTGGAACCATCACTGGTGCCATCACCTTCGTCGGACGTTCCTCCATCCATATCTGCCAATTGGTTAGCGATCTCTTGTAGCTGATTAGATAACTCCTGAACCTCTTTTTGAATTTCCTCTAAATCTTCGGCACGAACTTCCCCTTTTTCGAGTTTATCGCGCAGTTCTTTTAAACGCTCTTTATTTCGTTTTTGCAAAGCCAATAAAAGTTTTTTATTCATCTTTTAACAACTCCTTAATTTGTTTTAAAAGTTTAATACGTTTTTCTACTTCCTTATCAATATCTTTACTTCGGACAACGCTTGCTTCGGTGTCCTCATATGCCGGTAGGGATACAATTGAGATTTCAAATAAATCGACATCCTTCAAAGTTCTTAGAGCCGGCTCTACTGAGTAATCCCATTCTTCTTCAATCGGAATAAAGCCGAATGAACATTGGTTTATGTCGCCGCGTTTCATGGATTCAGCAAGATCCCGGGCGACGGTCGTATTCGGTAATTCAATCTCAAATTTTAGTCCGCGTTCATCCTCAGTAAGATAGAGGGTGCCACTCTTTGTTCGACCGAGAACATTGTCCCAGTCATGGTTAAATAAGGCTCGGATATCATTCTCGGAAATGGACCGAGCAAACGCTCCCGGAGCAATCACTTCAGTGAACCAGTCACCAATTGATGTCTTTGAGTTAAAAACGGCAGCGTAACCGGTAATCTTAATCGGCTCACTGTCGGTACCACCCCTTGTTTGAAGGTTGGTGATGTCAATTGTCCGAAGTTCCTTTTTCTTCATCTTTTTCATCACCCCCTTTCAAATAATCGGACGGCAGCGAATCATCAGTTGCTTTTTTCTCGCCGATTTTTGATAGATCATTAGAAATATAAATCGCTTGTGTTTCCGGAGTATTTTGCTTCGGGAATCCAAGCATTTCAGCGACATTATCCGGTGAAGTAATACCGGTCCGGACAATGTTGTAACCGATATTCGTTTTTGTGCTATATGGCACGAAATCAAGAATATTGATTTTAAACTTAATACGCTTAGTTGAGTCGCGACCAAAAAATAAAACCGATAAATGCTCTTCAAAATTCCGCATTATCGGTTTTACCGCTTTATTGTGTAGATACATCATGGCTTTTTCCAAATCAGATTTTATAAGCGCTTGGTAAGTTTCAACATTTATTCCTAAAAACTTTCCAAGATCCTTCTTGTAAACATTTAAATATGCTAATATTTTTTGGTCATCGATTGGACTTGTTAATGTATCGATTTCGTATCCTTTTCCCAGCGGAATCATTTTAACGGTGTGACTTTCATCGATCGCTTCCAACTGATCAAGAATTGCTTTAATTAGTTTTGACTGAGCAGCATTCTGCGGATTGATATGAGCATCAAGCTTTAACAGATAAGCCAATAACCCGCCTTTAGTGTACTTATCCGTCAAAACCTTTTCAGCGTTCATAACACCATCAAGGGTGTTTTTCCCAAGCTGTAAAATGCCAACCCCGCGCAAATGACTAGTCCCGATATTTTTAACATGCCGGATCATAAAACCGGGAATTTCGGTACCGTTAATTTTAAAATGCTCAATTAATCTGTTGTCCAATTCGGTATAAACATTGGCTGCAAGGTGAAGCTGATCACCATCTAAAACAGGAAAAACCTCTCCCTGTAATAAGTAAGTATTGGTCATTAATTTGATAAATTCGGACCCAGTCAGATAATTATTTGGTTGAGATAGAATCTTTAATACCGGATCACTTCGGATCTCTTTACCACTACCGTCTACCACAACGATTTCGGCCAACATCATTTGATTTGATATATCCTGCAGAAGCTCATACACATCGGACGATTCCAAAATGTTGTCATCATTCACGTACCGGCCACCGTATCGAGCAACACTTGAGTAAATATCTTCAAACCATCCACGCTTTTCAATTTGACGTAATAAAAAGTTTGAAAATCTATCACGTAATCCCAAATTTTCACCGCCTTTCTATCTATAAATTTCATCTAAATATTCATCAAAATCTTCATCTGCAACAATTGGTTCCATCATATTCAATGTTTCTTTATGAGCAATTAAAAAAGCCACGAAACCATCAATATGTTCCGGGCTTTTACGCTTACTTGGTGCTTTTAAATTGTTAATATTTGTAACAATTTTGGCATTTGATG